TTCCCTCAGATGGAGCCACAGGAGTCCGGGCGGAGAGTCACTGGCAGCTGTCTGCGAAGGTCTGACGATGCATTTTCAGGTGTATTGTTATCCGGTGAAAAGACCGTCCACAGTCAATCCCGCATCGCTGCTTGCCAGTTGGTGCAAAAGCTACGTTGAGGGCACGGGGCAGTCAGCTTATTTTCTCGCAGCCGGCGAGAACCTGCCGCAGGTGTTCAAACCGACGGCGAAGAAACCGGCGATTTACTGGCGGCTTGCCAAAATCGAACCCTGTAGCTGGATGAAGGATCGGCCGGGAGCAGACTTTCGCACGGCCAGTCTGCAGGGCCACGTCATTGTGCCCGGTCAAAGCGAGGAAGAAGCCGAACTGGTGCTGCGGCTGGATCAGGCCATAGAAAAGGCGGAACGGATCATCTGTGATGATTTGTCCATGTTTGTGAGCAAAGAGGACAGCACAGATTTGACCGCAGATGCTATGAGGCAGGGTCAGCTTACGGTAAAGGCTGCTTACGGAATTGCTGCGGATGAAGCAGAATACGAAAAATTGCAAAATGTTTCTATTGAAATGAAATAATCAGGAGGAAATGATGACCACAAAAAAAGAAAAGAAAGAGCAGGCGGCTGCATCGGTCTATACTGTCGGCCAGCTTGCAGAAGTGTCAGAGAAATTGTTTGGCACTGACAAAATCATTGTCAAAGCGGCGCTCAAAATATCTGGAAAGGAAACTTTTACAGAAAATGAGGCTGTAAAAATAGTAAATGCATTTAGAAAAAAGGAGGTAAAGTAAATGGCACAGATTTTTAGAGAAGGAGAAATAAAGGTAAGACCTGACGTCTATTACCGTTACTCCAACAAAGGAAAGAACGACAACGTGGGTGCGGTAGATGGGATCAACGCCCTAGTCATGCAGGCGGCATGGGGCCCTATTGGCGAGGTAAAGGCTTTTGTCAAAGCGACTGACGTCAAAGAGGCATACGGAGACTGCGATGGAACAAAGATGGCGGAAGCCATGTTTGAGGAAGGCGCAAGCACCATTTATGTCTACAGGGCAGGTGGCACTGGCGGAACGAAAGCCAAGCTCACCCAGGGCGAGAACGTGGTGATGACTGCAAAGTACGAGGGTGACTTCCCGATCAAAGTAAAGGTGCAGAAAATGCCAGGGGATGAGGTCAAGCAGTGCTTTGTCATCATCGACGGCGTAGTGAAGGAAACCTTCGTCTTTGATGCAGTTGGCGACGGAGAAGCAGCTTCTTTGGCTGATACGCTGCAGAGCAGTGCCTATGTCACCATGGAAGGCGGAAAAACCGGCGAAGTGGCAGAGTTTGAACAAGCCCTGACTGGCGGAAGCAACCCGTCTGTCACAGGAGACGGATATGTGGAAGGATTCTACGCGCTGGAACCGT